TTCTTATTTATGAAAATAAAAACAACCATGAACTTCTTGTAATTCCAGTTGAGGTAAATGATCATTACCGTAAATGGATTGATGAAGCTTTTGAATGGATGAGAGTTGTTCGTAAGTCTTGGGAAGTTAAAGAGCTTCCAACAAAGAACTATAGATCAAACTCTAAGATTTGCAAGAACTGTCCAATCAAAAAAGCATGTGATGAAGCAGGAGCAGGCGTAGTTAAGATAGCCTCTCTGGAGGAATTGAGTGAAACTTTGTAGCAGATGTGACAATAGGTTTGATCCAAAGGTCAGTTATCAAATTTACTGCAGCCTTGAATGTCGTGACCTTGCTACAAAAGATAAGATTAAAGAAAGATATCAGGTAACTCGTAGACAAAAGAGGAAGGGGAAGGATCGCAGATGTTTAGGCGGATGCAATACTTCTCTTTCCATCTACAACGATTCTGGATTTTGTGCAAACTGTAATGTAAGCAAAAAGTCTGTTGATAAAATGTTAAAAGATCTGAAAGGTTTTTTTGATTATGAGCAAGAATAAATGGGGTATAGAAGTTATCCCAAAAAGAATATGTGCTATTGATGCTAGCACTAACAGTCTTGCTTTTGCTATTTTTGATACCTTCACAAAAGATCTTATCAGTGTTGGAAAGATTAACTTTGAAGGTCAAGACACTTATGAAAAAGTCATGGATGCTGGTAAAAAGGTAAAAGCTTTTTTAGATATATATGGTGGTTTTGAGGCAATAGTAATTGAGCATACTGTTTTTATGAATAGCCCTAAGACTGCTGCAGATTTAGCTTTAGTTCAAGGAGCTATCCTTGGATCAGCTGGTCAGTCAGGAACTACAAGGATTGGAAGAGTATCACCAATAACTTGGCAAAATTTTATTGGTAACAAAAAGATATCAAAAGAAGAACAGATTGTAATTAGATCTACAAACCCAGGAAAGTCTATTTCTTGGTATAAGTCTTATGAAAGAAACCTTAGAAAAGAAAGAACAATAAGATTTATTAATACTATTTATGATAGAACTGTTAGGGACAATGATGTTGCAGATGCTTGCGGTATTGGACATTGGGCCCTGTCTAACTGGGATAAAGCAATAGGGGTTGACAAATAATATCATGTCTGGTAAACTATATAAATCAGAGGTTTGGTTAAAGAAAAGATTTCTTATTGATAAGAAGTCACCAGAAGAGATTGCAAAAGAGTGTGGGGCAAGCGTAGAGACTGTCTATGTTTATCTTGCTAAATTCGGACTAAGGAAGTCAAGGCGATGAATAAATTACAAAAAGTTATTATTGGTTTAGGGGTTGCTGGTGCAGTAGGACTAACCTATGTCATTACATCCCTAAAGGGTATGCCAGAGGCATTCACATGGGAAAATGATGAGGAAGAAGAATATGAGTGATAATCTAACTATTACGGTAGATCAGGTTAATCACCCACGCCATTACACCACAGATCCATCTGGGGTTGAGTGTATAGAGATTACACGTCATCGTAACTTTAACATAGGTAACGCATTTAAGTATCTATGGCGTGCAGGACTTAAAGACGAATCAAAAACAATTCAAGATCTTGAAAAAGCAATTTTTTATATTAAAGATGAAATCAATAGATTAGAGGGTAAATATGTCAACTGAAGAAGAACTAGTAAAGCATCTTGACGTAATGAATGATGTTGTAGGAGAATACCTAAAGGGTAGCGATCCAACAACAATTTCTAAAGAGTTAGCAATACCAAGAACTCGTGTAGTTGCATATATTGATGAATGGAAAGAAAAGACTTCTAACAACATAGCAATTCGTGCCCGTGCAAAAGATGCTTTAGCAGGAGCAGATGCACATTACAGCAAGCTTATACTAAAGTCATATGAAGTTATTGATGAGGCATCAATGACAAATAACCTTAGTGCAAAGACATCTGCAATTAAACTTGTAATGGACATTGAGTCTAAAAGAATTGATATGCTACAAAAAGCTGGTCTTCTTGAGAATAAAGAGCTTGCTGAAGAGATGGTAGAAATTGAAAGAAGACAGGAAGTTCTTGTTGGAATTCTAAGAGACATTGCCTCTGAACATTCAGAGGTAAGAGATATCATTATGCAGCGCCTATCTGCTATTGCAAAAGAAGGAGAAGTGATTACAGTTGTCCACGATGTTCAATGATTTCTTTGAAGTTCTAAAAGAAAATCATTTTGTTGAAAAGCCTGTTGACGCAAAAACATTTGTTGAGTCTCCAGAGTATCTTGGTCAACCACCTTTATCTGAAATTCAGTATACAATTGTTGAAGCAATGAGCCAGATTTACCGCAAAGAAGATGTGATAGATATTCTTGGTGATAAAGGTGAGGAATACTACAAAAAATATACAAAGAATGAACTCATTCTACAACTTGGCAAGGGATCTGGAAAAGACTTCGTATCAACAGTAGCATGTGCATATGTAGTATATAAGATGCTATGCCTTAAAGATCCTGCTGTTTATTATGGAAAGCCTGCAGGAGATGCTATTGATATTATAAACGTTGCTGTTAACGCTCAGCAGGCTAAGAATGTTTTCTTTAAAGGTTTTAAATCAAAGATTGAAAGATCCCCTTGGTTTGCTGGAAAGTATAACCCAAAAGCAGACTCAATTGAGTTTGATAAATCAATTACTGTTTACTCTGGTCACTCAGAGCGTGAATCACATGAGGGTTTAAACCTATTCATGGCTGTCCTTGATGAGATTTCTGGTTTTGCATCAGAGGTAGCAACAGGAAATGAGCAAGGAAAAACTGCTGATAATATCTATAAAGCTTTCCGTGGTACTGTAGATTCTCGTTTTCCTGACCTTGGGAAGGTAGTTCTTCTTTCATTCCCCAGATATCCAGGTGACTTTATTTCTCAACGGTATGACTCAGTAATTGCTGATAAAGAGGTAGTAGAAAAAACACACAAGTTCATCATCAATGAAGAGTTGCCACATGACAACCCAGACAATACGTTTGAAATATCCTGGGATGAAGATCATATACTTTCATACAAGATACCTAAGATATTTGCACTGAAGCGTCCAACATGGGATGTTAATCCTACAAGAAAGATTGATGACTTTAAGATTGCATTCTTAACAGACTTAGGCGATGCTATGATGCGTTTTCTGTGCACACCAACATATTCATCAGATGCTTTCTTTAAGCAAAAAGATAAACTTATTAATTGTATGACTTTAACAAATCCTGTAGATAGTTTTAGAAGGTTCTCAGAAAACTTTAAACCAGATCCAGATAAGATTTATTATGTTCATGCTGACCTTGCACAAAAACACGATAAGTGTGCGGTTGCTATTGCTCACGTAGAAAAGTGGGTAAATATTCAGGTAATTAAAGATTATGAACAAGTAGCACCAATCGTAGTAGTAGATGCAGTAGCATGGTGGGAACCAAAAGCAGAAGGACCAGTTGATCTTTCTCAGGTTAAACAGTGGATTCAAAACCTCAGAAGGCAGGGTTTTAACATAGGAATGGTTTCATTTGACCGTTGGCAATCATTTGATATTCAGCAAGAGCTTAAGGGTGTTGGTATAAGAACTGATACTGTTTCTGTTGCAAAAAAACACTACGAAGATTTAGCAATGATGATCTATGAAGAGCGTGTTGCTATGCCCATGATCCCATTACTTCTGGAAGAAATGTCAGAATTAAAAATCATGAAGGGTAATCGTGTAGATCACCCTAGAAAAAAATCTAAAGACCTAGCAGATGCTGTTTGTGGGGCAGTATTTGGAGCTATATCCCATACTCCAAAAGAAATGAATGTTGAGATAGAGATTCATACTTGGGGTACCTCAGACAAACTTGCACGCAGGCAAGAGTCTATGGTAGAATTGGAAGACAGGCAAATGCCAGAAGATGTCAAGAGTTTTCTTGATAATCTAAAACTAATATAACAAGGAGAAAAAAGAATGAATTCATTCAAGAAGATCGCTATTGTCGTTGCTGCAGCATTGACATTTGCAGGTATTTCAACAGTTGCACAGGCTGCACCGTTGGTAGTAACAGTTGCTTCAGCAGCTAATGCTACAACAACAGCAAACCCTGTAACAGTTGCAGTTCCTTCAACAAACGTAATTGATGCAGGTCGCACAATTGCAATTGCAGCAACAGCAGACAATGGAACAGTTGTTTCTTTCGCAGCATCATCAACAGTTAAGTTGGTATCTGCACTTAATACATCAGATGCTCCAAAGACAGTAGCATCAGGAGTTTCAGCACTTTCAGTAACTTCAGCAGGTACAGCAGTTACAGTATATGCATACACAACATCAACAACAGTTGGTTCAGTTACCGTTACAAATGGTGCATACTCAACAATTATTTACATTAAGGGTACAGCAGGACCTGCTTATAACCTGGCCGTTACAGTTCCTACAGCAGCAGCAGTTGGAACAGTTCCAGCAATTTCAGTTACAACAACTGACGTTTTTGGTAACGCATCTTCAGATACAGTAACAGCAACAATCGTTGGTTCAACATTTGCTGATGGCTCATCAGTCAAGTCAGTAACTCCAGATGTTGCATCATATTCACTTGCTACAGGTGTAGCAGGAGAAGTTACAGTTATTGTAACTGGCCTAACATTGGTTACTCCAGTATCTGGATTCCCAGCACCAGTAAAGGCAGCAATTGCTAAGTTTACAGTGTCTGATCTTGCAGCAGTAATTAATGCACTAAAGGTAGAACTTGCTGTAGCACAAGCAGAACTTGCTAAGGCAAAGTCAGATGCTTCATTGGCAGCAGCCAAGTCAGCTTCAGATGCAGCACTTGCAAAGGCAGCAGCAGATAAGGCTTTGGCAGATGCCAAGGCTGTATCAGATGCAACAGCACTATCTGCAAAGGTAGCAGCAGATCTAGCAACTGCACAGGCAGCAGCAAAATACAAGGCAGAGTACAATGCTCTTGCTACAAAGTGGAACAAGAAGTTCCCTAAGCTAAAGGTAGCACTAAAGAAGTAATATTCTTTAAAGTTAGAGGACTAGTCAAGCGCTAGTCCTCTTTCTTTTTGCAATAAAATGATATAATAGGTTTATTAGTCATATCACCACTAGGGCTATAAGGAGAGATCTATTAAAAAATTAATAAGGGTATTAGTTGTTATATCTTTAATACTAACACCACTACTTTTAATCATAGACAAGGCTCACGCAGCAGATGGCCTGACTGCAGAAGTTTATAATGTGCTGGGACAAAATGGCTCTCCATACATACCTCAAGGAGATACTGCAACAGTAACGACAACTGTACCCAACATTAACTTTCAATGGGGTAGTGGTAGTGTCCTTGGGGGCCCTTCAGAAGATGTGATTGTAAGATTTACTGGGTCTATTCGTAGTAACACAACTCAAGATATATCATTTTTAGCAACAGCAGATGATGGAACTAAGCTTTATCTTGATGGAGTTTTAATAACAAGTGACTGGCGAGATAAAGGCGGTGGAGGAACAACTTCTTCTCCAGTAGCATTTACAGCAGGAATACCAAAAACTATAGAGTTAATGTACTACGAGAATGGTGGCGGTGCTTGGGTTCAACTATTATGGAATCAGTCTGGGTCAATGCAAGTTATTCCAGCAGAAGCCTTCACTTCACAAGCAGCCCCAGTTGTTAAAACTATTGGTCCCCCAAGAAATTTAACTATAGCCAGTAGCGATACATCAACAGTGTTATCTTGGGAAGCACCAGACACTGGTAACACTCAACCAGAAAGATATGCAATAAGTTTTAATTGTTCTGGATGCAATGGTTGGGGAATTGCAACTGGAAATGTTGGCGGACCAAATTCTTTAAACACAACAATAACAATTGATCATTCCTTGTTAGACGGCCTTCGTCCTGCAGGAACAGTATGGTCATTTCATATTAGATCAGATAACGACACATTTGCCCTTTACTCTGCAAATTCAAACGTTGTTACTGGGTCTACATATGTAGCACCAACCCCAACTCCAACGCCAACTCCTACACCAACCCCAGAACCAGGACCAGTTACAGTAGAGCCAACTGGACCAACTGAGGCAGAAATTGCAGCACAAGTTGCAGCGTTAGCAGCAACACAAGCAGCGCAAGCAGCAGCAAACGCAGCAGCCTTAGCAGCAGCACAAGCACAAGCCGAAGCACAAATTGCAGCAGCTACGGCAGCGCAAGCAGCAGCGCAAGCAGCAGAAGCAGCAAGAATAGAGGCTGAAACAGCAGCATTAATTGCACAGCAAGCAGCAGCAGCAAAAGCAGAGGCTGATAGAATTGCTGCAGAAGAAGCAGCTAAAGAAGCAGCAAGAATTAAAGCAGAGGCGGAACTAAAAGAAAAGGCTGACCGTGAAGCAGCGGAGATTGAAGCAGCAAGAATTAAAGCAGAAGCAGAAGCCAAAGAAGAAGCAGATCGTATTGCAGCAGAAGTTAAAGCAGCAGAAGAAAAAGCAGAAGCAGAGGCTAAGGCAGAGGCTGATCGTATAGAAGCAGAGCGTATAGCGGAAGAAAAAAGAATTGCTGAAGAAGCAGAGGCAGAGGCAGAGCGTATAGCAGCAGAAGAAAAAGCAATTGCAGAAGCAGTTGCCAAGGCCGAAGCACTTGCAGAAGAAGAAAGAATTGCTGCAGAAGAAGAGGCTAGAGCGCAAGCCGAAGAAGATGCCAAAGCGGAGGCAGAAAAGGCTGAGGCTGATAAAATAGCAGCAGAAGAATCTGCTGAAAAAGCAGAAAAAGAAAGATTAGCAAAAATTGCTAAAGATGCCCAGGATGGAAAAGAACTATCTAAAGAAGAAGTTGCACTAGTGGTAACAGCATTAATTGCTAACTTAAGTCCAGGTGAATCAATTTCAGCAGCACAAGTACAATCCTCTGGAGTTTCATATGCAGACCTTCCACCAGAGACCCCTATTGAAATTAGAACATCAGAGTCTGGTGAAGTTCTTGTTATTACCGCAGAAGTGGCAGCAAATGTTGAATTAGTTCAAGATCCAGGAGCATTGCTAGAAGCAGTATTTACAGATCCAGGTGCAGCCCTTGCTGCTCTTGGAAGTATTGGAGCAGATATGACTGAAGGAGAAAGAGAAGAAGCAACAGATATGGTTATAGCAACAGTAGTAGCAGCAGGTGCAGCAATTAATGCAGCAGCTGTTGCAGCAGGTGGAAGCACAGGAGGAGGAAATTCTGGTGGAGGTGGCGCATCAGGCTCCAATTCACCAGCTTCAAGAGGAGGTAGAAAATGGTAAGAATAGTAAAAAATATAATCAAAGACCTAATTGATCAGGCATGGACCCTTCTTGGAATGTTTATAGCCTGGGTGGTTTTAGATGGAAGTGCAAAAACAGTAGTTGGATATGGAATTATGGCAACTACAACACTTTGGATTATAACTAGTCCAATTAGAAATAGAGAGGAAGAATAAAAATGGCAACTAAAAAAATAGTAGAACCCCCAAAGAAAGAGCACCCACAGAAAGCAATCACAAATATCTTGATGAGAATTCTTGCGGTATTTGCAGCATCAGGTCTATCAGTTCTAGGAGCAGGAGCAGTAGTAGGAATTGAGACTATGCAGGCTGTATTCTTAGCAGGACTATTAGGAGTAGCAACAGTCATTGAAAGACTGGCTAGAGCTTTTTTGGACGATGGAAAACTCACATTGGCAGAGATCAATGATGCGTTTAAGACGGTAGACAAAAAGGCTAATTAGTCATTATTTAGGGTAGTTGACAGCCCTCTCTGGGCAATGGTATACTTGAGTATAACCTATCTGGAGAGGGCTTTTTCATGACCTGCATTGCTGGAATAATGAAAGAAGGCAAAGTATATCTTGCTGGAGAACGAGGAGCCTCTGAAGGCACCTACATAGTACCTATTGATAAACCAAAAATATGGAAAACTGGTCCTTATATTTTTGGATTTGCTGGAACTTTTGATGGTCAAATTATTCAATATAACTTTATTCCACCTGCCTTAGAAGGAAATGTTGATAAATTTATGCATGGCAAGTTTTTAAAATCACTTAAAGAATTTTACTCTGAATGGGACATTGGTGGCAAAGATAGTGAATTATCATTATTAATTGGAGTAAAAGGAAAGTTATACGAACACGATGCAGATGGACTAACTCTGATGTCTTATGACAGAGATTATTGTGCAATAGGTTCAGGTGCAGATTTTGCAATGGGATCACTTTTTGCCACACAAACACATAAAGATCCAAAACGTCGCCTTGCATTAGCATTAAATGCAGCTGTTACCTTTAGCACTTCTTGTATTGGTCCAGTTGACATACTTCAAGGTTAGGGGTATACTTATACTATGGATGAAGAATTTCAAGAAATATTAAAAAATATTCAAGATTCAGAATCAGACTATAAAGAGTTTGAGATATGGATTGAAAATGGTATTGAACGTGGATGGATAACAGAACCATTTTGTAATACACATGATGGAGATCCATACATGAGTGAAGAAGAGTTAGAAGAGTGGGACCAAGGTGGCGACCCATGTCAGGTAGTAATTAGAATAAAGCTATAGTCTGATATAATATATATGTACTGCCTGCGGGGGTACATTAACTTATTCGCTTGAAAGGGGAATAAAATGGTAAGTGTAATAAAACATCCAATGGATCTATTAAATGATCCTTTTTTTATTGGCTTCAACAGAGAGTTGAATCGCCTAAATAGTGCACATAAAACAAACTCACAATCATATCCTCCATATGATCTTCTTAAACTAGATGAAGATAGATATCAGATCTCATTGGCTATTGCTGGATTTTCCAGGGAAGATATTGATGTCTCCGTAGATAATAGAACTCTTATTATCAAGGGTGAGATTGTAGAAGTAATAGATGCAGAGGTAGTTCATAAAGGTATCGCAGGAAGAAAGTTCGTAAGATCTTTTGCTCTTGGAGAATACATGGAAGTAAGCTCTGCAGAACTAAAGGATGGCATGCTACATATTCACGTAGTACGCACTGTTCCTGAAGAAAAAAAACCAAAGACAATCAAAATCAAGTAGTACAATATAAATGTCCCCACACAGGACCTTAGTGATGGATTAGTTACCCATTGGATAGAGACCGTGGCGCAAGTCAGGTGAATTGCCTGTGTGGGGCTTTAATATTTGTTGATATAATTAAAGCCTATGACTAACAAAGAGTTGTTGAATCATAATAAACAGCAGTTTAAAAAAAGACTGTCAGAGATCAAAGAAGCATCTGGCTGTATGGACTGTGGAGTTACTAATCCAATAGTGTTAGACTTTGATCACCTGCATGACAAAAAATATAACGTATCTAGAATGATTCATGATGGATTTTCTTGGTCAGCAATTAAAAAAGAAATTGCAAAATGTGAAGTAGTATGTGCCAACTGTCATAGAATAAGAACTCATTATCGTTTGACACACAAAGCCTCCTAGTGCTATAATAGATATAAACCTATAGGAGGGTAGCATGGCAATTAAAGGATCAGTAGAAGCAATCATTGAGGTTGCAAAGAAAGAAGTGGGCACAATTGAAGGCCCTAAAGATAATGAAACAAAGTATGGTGCATGGATTAAGGTTAATTTTCAACCATGGTGCCAATCATTTGTTTCTTGGGCAGCATTTACTGCGGGAGTAAAATCATTCCCTAAGTCTGCATCAACAGTTGCAGCAGCAGATTGGTTTAAGAAGGCTGAGCGTTGGTCAGATGCTCGTAATGATGATCCACAAGCAGGAGATTGGATTTATTTTGATTTCCCAGAAGATGGTGTAAATCGTATTTCACATGTTGGTATTTGTATTAAGAATAATGGTGACGGAACAATCCAAGTTATTGAAGGAAATACTTCAGGAACTGCAAAGGGAGATCAGAGAAACGGCGGAATGTGCGTTGAAAAGACTCGTGGCTATGTAAAGAATAACAAGAAAAAGTTGGTCAACGCTGTAGTTGGTTGGGGACGTCCAGTCTATACTGGTGAAGAGAATGCTCCACTGCTAAATAAGTTGGCAGCAACACCAGTCACGTCTACATCTGCAGATTCTGCTAAAAAAGTTTCAACTAATCAAGGTATTAAAAAGTCTACTGGCGCCGTTAAGGGAAGTCAGGTTAAGTAAAAATGGCCTTATATGAATATGATTGCATGCCATGTGCACAAAGATATACCAAACAAAGATCTATCAAAGAAGAAGATCCTGGTTATAAATGTGAAACTTGCAATACCACATTAGTTCGTGTATACTCTAATGTAGGAGCAGTATTCAACGGTAGTGGATTTTATTCCACTGATAACAGAAAGTAGACAACAATGACAACAGTAGCTTCAGAACAAATCTTAACAAACACTCCAAAGGAATGGATACTTGGACCACAAAATCGTTGTGATTCTTGTAATGCAGAAGCCTTAGTAAATGTTAAGGGGGTTTCTGGAGAACTGTTGTTTTGTGGTCATCACTATAATAAAATTATGAATGATAAAATTGGTTACGAAAAATTAATGGCATTTATGTATGAGATCATTGATGAACGTGATAAATTAATTCAGAACAAGTTAAAGGATGAAGATTATGTATGAGTACTATGTTCGTAAAGTAGAGAATGTCGTAGATGGAGATACCATTGATGTTCTTATTGATTTAGGGTTTGATATTTTATTTCAATCACGTGTTAGATTAGCTGGCATTGACACCCCTGAGTCTCGCACAAAGGATCTTAAAGAGAAGGCTTTGGGGCTTGAGTCTAAAGAATATCTAAAGAAGCATTTAAAGGATGCTAAGTCTGTTGTCATCAAGACTGAAAAAATGGATTCCTCTGAGAAGTATGGTCGCATTCTTGGCTGGGTATATATTAATGGTGACACAGAATCTCTTAATGATAAGATGATTAATGATGGATATGCTTGGGGATATATGGGTGATACTAAAGTTAAGGACTTTGATGCTCTTGAAAAAGCAAGAAAGAAGTCTGGTAAATGACACACGTACTTTACTTCACCGCTGACTGGTGTAATCCTTGTCAACGCACTAGACCAATTACAGATGAGCTTAAGCGTGAAGGAATAATTGATTTTTTATATGTTGATGTAGATACAGATATAGAGTTATCAGAAGAGTTTGGCATTAAATCTATACCAACCTACATATTAATTGAAGATGGTATAGAGGTTAAAAGAATGAATGGTGCAAAAACTCGTCAAGAATTCTTGGACTTCATGGATGTTTGATGATGATGCCATAAGTCAGATAATAGATGACTTAATTCTTGAGGGTGGCTTAGAGGTGGCTGGAGTTGATCCTGATAGTGGAGAAATGCTATATTCTTTTACTCCAAAGGTTAAAGAACTAATGCCTGAACTATATGAAGATCACTTAAATTTTGTTAATGCTGAACTTATGGTCCTGTGGGAAAAGGGTTATGTTAATATAGACTTCTTTAAAGAAGATCCATTAATCTCACTAACAAATAAGGCTAATGATCCAGACGAAGTAGCCAAGCTTTCAAAGCAGGAGAGATGGTCTCTTCAGGAGCTAAAAAGAGTCGTAAAGTCTCAAGAATTCTGATATAATCATTATATGATAAAAGAAGGCGACTTTGTAATGGGCATGACATCAGAAGGCATGATTCATGGTATGGTAGAGCACATCATGATTGAAGGCGGAGTGTACGGAGTTCCTGGAACAGAGTATGCAATTCAGTCTATGCCACCAGAAAATCCAGCTATGGCTGTTAGAATTTATGAAGAAGAAGATGGCAAGTGGGAACCAACAGCATATAGCATTGGAATGATGTACAAGGATGCTGAACTTATTGATATAAACAATCACTCTATGAAAGAAGAAGAGATGGATTCAGAATTAGGAATGGCAATGTATGATTCATCAATTGGCAAGTCTCATTGTTGCCCAGAAGAATCATCAATTGATAAAGCATATCAGGGTTGCGGATGTGAAACATGCAAAGATCTAGATGTTGATTGTCCAGATTGTCCAGTTTGTAAAGATGAAATGAATAAGAAAGCACCATGTTGGGATGGATATGTACAACGTGGGATGAAGCCTGGAGAAGGCGGTAGGATGGTTCCTAACTGTGTTCCAGTAGCAAAAGCAGATGACTTGTTTGAAGATGATGATACAGTTGAATATGATACAGATACAGTGTCAAAAGCTGATGGCTACTCACCACCAGCAGGAGCAAGATCTGCTGCTCGTAGAGCAATTAAATTTAAGGAAGATGGTAAGGCAACTGGTGCAGGAACTGCAGTTGGTTGGACTCGTGCAGGTCAGTTAGCAAGAGGAGAAACTATTTCTCTTAGCACTGTTAAGAGAATGTACTCCTACTTCTCACGCCATGAAGTAGATAAGAAGGGTAAGGACTGGGGCAACTCAGCAAACCCATCTAACGGATACATCATGTGGCTTGCATGGGGTGGAGATGCAGGATATTCTTGGTCACGAGGTATTGCTAATCGTGAAAGAGATAAGGCATTGTTTGCTGACTTTGGTAAAGACTACACAACATCTCAGTCATTGACTCATATATTTAAGCCAAAAGAAAATGGTAATCAATAATGCCAAAAAAGAAGGCTGGATCATTTAATGCAACACAAATTAAAGATGGAAAGGTTGTTCGTTTAAATAAAAACGGTACAATTAAATCTATTATTAGTGACTATATTGTAAAACATCCTAAGAAAGATTAATCTATTTAACGGGGAGAGCATGACATATATATTAGCCATTGGCTTGACATTGCTTTCTATATCCTCTATAATTATAATAGCAGTAAAAAGAAGTAAAAAGTATTTTACTAAAGTTGTATATACACAAAGTGATATACATCAAATAGTAAAAAACTTTATTCCAAAAGATCTTTTTGAAATGCCAAAACCGCTTTCTCAAGCAAGAAAGCATATACGTAGCAATACAGTAAAGGTTTTGATAATAGAAGATCAGGCATATTGGGTACATAACAATATGTTTTATGTGGCTGATACAGTTGAAGGACTAGTAAGTTCAGAAACGGTTAGGCCAGTTGATACAAACAATATGTCAAAGCGAGATATTGATAAGATGCTATTCATTTTGGATAGCTTAAAGAATGGGAATTCTGATGATAGTAGCAGTACATGGAACAAATGACTTTGATGATTATCAAGTCTTTCTTCGTGCTATGGGTGTTGCTCTTTCTGGAATGCAAGACGGAGAAAAAGAGTTTATAGTTTATTCAGCAGGTCCAGCATCTGTTAATTCTTTCGTATCTGAATTCTGTAACCTTTCTGAAAGAGGAATGAAGTCTCGTGGACGCAAGATTAAATTTATACAGGTACCTACATGGTACATTCAAGAAAACATTAAAAGGGTAAACTATCTTGTATTTCTTAGTAAGCCTAAGCAGCCTGTATCAAAACTTGTTACAACTGCTGAACAGAATAATATTGAAGTTGGAATTTTCCGATACTAAAGGGGTAAAAATGATAGTAAATAATTTAGAAACAATGGAAAAGATTGTGTCAAAGAACTACAATCTTCATTGGGATGGTTGGACAGTAGTAGAAACAAAACAGTCTGATGTGGCAAAGACTGCAATTAATGGAATTTATCGTAAAGGTAAGTGGTTCTTAGCAAAGAATTTTGTACCTGATCGTAAAGGCTGGGATATTCCAAACAGATATAAGGTATAAATATGAAGCAACACTTATGGAAAGATGAGGGTGATTGCTTTGATATGGACACAAATTTATTTTTTGATAAATATGAAGACGATGAATTGATTAGACCAATAATAGATAATCTTTGTCAATCATGTCCAGTTCAAAGAATATGTTTTGCCAATGGTGTATCTGGTAAAGAGTGGGGAATTTGGGGCGGTATTTACCTAGAAAATGGTGAAATATCTAGAGAATTTAGTAAGCATAGAACAAAAGAAAAGTGGGGTGAAGTATGGAAATCTCTAACAATGGAGAAGAATTAACAAGTTTTGAAGCAATGTCTTCTATACTTGGTGAGCTTTGGATGGACTATAAGTCTGACAAATACTTTAAAGACTTTATTGAGTATAATGATATTGGATTACCAATTGCATTTTTAGTTGATAATGAACTTGTAGAGCCAACACAATTAGCTAAGCAATATGTTTATGAAACTTGGAATATATTTTTAGCAGCATTAGAAATCACAGAAGATCTTGGCTGGGAATCTCTTGAAGAGCTTTTTCATTTTGTAGAAAATAAAAATAAATCCTAATGTATACAGATACTATGCGTAGAGCAGTTCGTTCTATTCTTTCTCCTAAAAATTTTGGAGTAGACATTATTGATAATGAACATTTTTTAACTATTAAGTTAAATGAATATGACTTTATTGCAATGAATCATGATGAAAAAATGCAAGCATTGCAGTATGTTGTACAACTTAAAAATGCATTAGAGATGGAAGGTGCTATAGTGTTAGTTACAAGGGAGGCTATAAAATAATGACAATTATAGAAATAATCTTAAGCATACTGTCTATATTTTTGTTTATTGTATGTGTTAGATTAACTTTCAGAGTATATAATCTAATAAGTAGACTAAGCATATTGTCTGTGGCTTATGCTAAAATTGAATCATTAACTTCTTTAAAAGACAATAATGATATGGACAATGATATTCATAAAGAAAACTTTATTAAATTCTTATCAGATTCTCGTGATTGGGCATATCAATATATTAAAGATGTTCAAGACGGTTTAGAAAAGTTTGTAAACGAAGTTGAGCCAGAGATTGCATATTTTGATGAGTACGGACTTGTTGGTGATGCATACCCACATTATCACTCAATGAAAAAAATATCATCAGAGTATAAAGAATTAAAGAAGTTGCTACCAAGTGAGGAAACAAAATGAAAGATATTTTATTATCAACATTAACAGGTTTTGGATGTGGTGTCGTGTTTGCTGCATTCAAATTACCAGTCCCAGCTCCACCAGTTTTTGCGGGAGTCGCAGGAATTATTGGATTATGGATTGGTTTTACAATACTAACACGAATTATATCCTAGGAGGAAAAATGAATACAACACAACTAAAGGCACTACTTGCATCATATGGACGATCAGTTCTTGCTTCAGGTCTTGCCCTATATATGGCAGGCGTTACAGATCCAAAGGATCTATGGACAGCACTCGTTGCTGCACTAGCACCAGTTGCAATTAGAGCAATCAACCCTAACGACAAGGCTTTTGGTATCTTGCCAGATGCCAGCGCCGTAGAAGAGGCTCTCAAGGCTGCTAAGGCACCTGCAAAGGCACCTGCAAAGAAGACTGCTAACCCAAAGGTTGCAACAAAAGCAGATAAGAAAGCTCCAAAGTAATTAATAAAAAATAGGGGGGCCAGTCTAGAAATAGGCTGGCCCTTTTACTGCTATAATTAAAACATATGTCAAAAACAGCTCTCATAATGTGTACTTATATAAGGTTTGAAAACCTTAAAATGACTTTAGGATGCCTACAAAGGCAAACTAATCAAGACTTTGATTTTTATATAGTTGATAATTCTAATAGACATAATAAACTATTAGGATATCTTAAAAAATTTGGCAACGGAATTGATGTAACTGTACATAACTACCAAAATGACTTTAAGCAATTTGCTAGGTTCTTGCTAGCAAGAGAACTGGCTGAACAAGGATATGAAAAGATAATCTTTATTGATGATGACGAGATTATTCCAGATACCTTTATACAAGAGTGTCATGATCAGTATGAAGAAAATGCTGTTAAAACATTTTGGGCTCATTTTGTAGATAGTATATACAATAATAAAATAAAATTAGAAAATAATGAAATAGGAAACTATGCAGGAACTGGCGGTTTGATATGTCATTCAAGCTTATTTTTGAATGATGATTTTTTTGATTGCCCAGAAGATTACTGGATCATTGATGATCTTTGGTTATCTTTTTATATATTAAAACATACAAACCTTAAGATTAAAGAGCTTAAAACAAACATACATTTTATAAAAGACAACAAAGCAACATTTATGACTCTTGGTAACTTAAAGCAAAAATTTTCTGAAGAATTTATTATTCCAGTATCTAAGTCTTTAGGGCTAAAGATTTAATAAGTCTTGATATTTTTGATATAAAACTTCATTAGAAAAATTATTAAATCCTATATCAAAAGCCTTAGATTTAGCGGTAGAGATATCACTATCATAGTAATGATCAATTAAACTAGCAAGCATCTTAGCATCACCCTCATATACATCAAGCATTGTACGAGTCATTAGCCTATCAGTCTTTACAGAATCTACAAGCCATTCTTTTGGAAGTATACTGTTGTTGGGAGATACATTGGTCATAAAAACGGGTAGAGAGGCCAATAGAGCTTCGTTCATAGGCAAACACAACCCTGCATATCTTCTAGGCAAGATCATAGCGTCATAGCCCTCGTAAAGGCTTTCTCGTGAGTCAGGACTAGAGGTATCAATAGTAAGTCTTGGATCATCGCAGGGTATGTCTAAAGGTGTCTGACTCTTAATAACAAGTTCATAATCAGCATTAGAATACTTAAGCATTTCAACTACTGTATTTGTACCATTTCTATCCTTTACCGCAGCTTTTCCACCAATATGGAGTATTTTTTTATGTGTATTAGATGTATTAATCTTATTTGCATTAGCAAACAATTCTACTCTTGTTGGAGGTGGAAGATGAACAACCATTGATCTATCGCTAAATTTTGTTACAACATCTTCAAAGTTCCAGAGACTAGGGGAAACTAAAATATCTGGTAGTTCAACATCTGGATTTACTAAATAATCTAAAAACTCATAGTTATATTGAAGAATAGTTTTAACTTTTCTTTTCTTAGCCATATTGACAAAAGAGCTATGATAAAAGATTTCACAACTAATTACTACATCTAAATCATCTAAGAATTCATATACTTCTTCTCTGGAAGCCATGCCACGCTTAGTAGTTGTAACATTATATCCTGAGTACCATTCTGGATGTTGTTTGTTTCCATTGAAGTGTGATGAATCAATCAGAAGGATCTTGCTAGGATTAAGCATCTTAACTAATTCTATAGTTTGATTGCCTAAACCAGTGTTATCAGATCTTGCAATGATTCCTAATCTCATAAGTCCATCTCTCTATACAGTTGTCTTAATCCTTTTAGTGTTCCAATATCCACATATTTACCTCCAGGCTTTACTGCCATTATGTTTCTACCGTCTAATATCCAGTCCTTGATTTGTTTTCCAGGATGCTCTAGTGTTGGATCTAAATATCTAATCATGTTTTTTCTAAACATCATAGTGCCCCACATGTCTGGATAATCACAATCTTCTACTTTATCTTCAGAGCCAATTACTTTATCTCCAGAAACTAAAACCTGTCCAACACGACCTTTTATATCATTACTGCACTCCCAAACACCTAGAACTAAATCAGCATTTGTTTCTTTCATCATTGCTTTATAAATATTTACTGGTGAATTCAATATATAAGTATCTGGCATACCAACAAGAACGGTATCATTTTGCTCACCAACCATAAATTTTACGGCATCTGACATTGTTGACGGTTCACGAACAATTAACTTAACATTCATATCCATGTTTTGTATAATAGGAACCCATTCAGCCCTAGTTGATATACGAACTTCATCACATACTTCTAACATTTGTTCTACATGCCATTGAAGCAAGGATCTTTCATCAGATATGGGCAAACAAAACTTTGGTATACCGCCAATTCTAGATGCTTTTCCAGATGCTGGTAAAATTCCTATTGTTTGCATTAGATTAAACCATAGTTTTTCTTTAGAGTTTCTATACTATTTACTGGCCAATAATCTAAAGATTTTGTAGGATCATTGAATGGATACTTATATTCGCCCCATCCTTCTCTTGTTCTATCTCCGCCCCACTTAGCCTTAAAGTAATCATGAAGAGGTTCAATATTAATTCTTAGTCCGTCTATTGTTGCACCGCCGTCTATTTGACATGTTACATCAACTTCTGCAGCAGGGGCGTTTATTCTCATTACATAACTTATAGGTGTGTTAGAATGTACAAACTGACTACGCCAAGAAACTTCAACATCTGAATTAGGAGTACTCATAACTTGTTCTTCAAGTATTCTGCACCTTTGATCCCAATCACAATCATCAAAATTGTAAGGATAAAAATTTTCATCAAAATATCCAATTGCTGCAACCAGCTTTTTGTTTATTCCAGCCAAATGCCATCCATGCTGTGTCCTAAACATTAAACCATTAAAGCCATTAAGCATATCAACTATATGAGAAAAAGGTTTATTAAATAACATTGAGGATGAAACAAAAAAGGTCCAGTCATGGTTCTTTTTTAATCCTATGTTCCATGCTCTTGCCAAACCAATATTTTCTGATTGATACTCTACCTGAAAGCCATATTTCTTTTCAAATACTTCACACTCTCTATTACCGCTATTATCTATAAGCAAAACATTTTTATCTCGTATAGACTCCATGCAGTTGTATATTCTTTCTGTTACTCTATAAATAGGTATACAAATTAAGTAGTCAATCTTAGTATCTGTTTCCATAAATATAACCTCCTCGTTCTGGGCTGCCTAAAATTTCTAATCCAAATTGCTTAGATAGCTTTTCAACCATAATTCCAAATCTGCCGTCAAAAGATTTATCAAACTCAAGCGTAATATATTTAATCTTTGCAAGTGTTTCAGGTGGCGTATTAATCATAAGATCAAACTCAGCACCTTCAATGTCTATTTTTACAACATCTATTTCATCAATACCATATAGGTCAATAAAGTCTTGAATGGTTATTGCTAAAACTTCTACAGATTCATCATTTCTTTCATCAATAATGCTGCTATTTCCGCCTTTATTGGTAATAAGAACAGTCTTTTGTTCATGCCAGATAGCATTATTTATAACTGTAATATTTTCTGTTGGATTGTTTTTAATATTTTCTTTTAGTAATAAAAGATTGTTAGGCTCTGGTTCAACAGAGTAAACCTTTATTTTGTTATCTTCATCTCTAACTTTGTTAAAGTTATCTACATATAAGCTAACGGACCCAATATTTGCTCCAATATCAAGAAAAACTGCATTGTCTTTAAATTGATACTCATGTATTCTATAAACATTTTCATTCCATGTTTCATCAATTACCTTATAGTCTAAGTTATGATCATTGCTTGGATCATCAGAAAAACTTCTAATTTCAAATGAGTAGTTTTCATTTATTGTTTTGTAATTCATATTCCTAGATCCTCAAGTATTTTTTGCCATCTATGTTTATAAGTATAATTACTCTTAACCAAACTATGCCCTGCTAATCTAATCTTTTCACGTTCATCATCATTCTCAATGTAGTAATCAATTAACTGTTGAAGTTGTTCAAAATTATTATATTCATAAAAAACAACATGCTCTCTATCAGTAAATTCTTTTTCAAGTCCAGGTACGTATGGGTGTATTAAGAATCCTCCACGACCAAGAGTTTCATAAATTCTATCTGACCAATAGTCAGGGTAATTAAAATCAATACATAAAGTATCACCAACCACTACCTTGGTAGACCAATAAAGTTTATTTAGACCTAGCCCTCTTATTGATCTAACTCCACCATTTCCATAATGCTCAAATCTATTTCCATATGTTTTGTCTAGCCAATCAATTAATTTTGGACGGTAAGGCCATTCAGGATGATACTTTTTACTACCAACAAATAGAACATCATGCTTTTTGGTAACATCCCTAATAGTACATTCAGGACCAAATACACCAGCAGGCAAGTAGTGGCCTTTAACTTCAGTCTTTTCGTTAAACCAGTTTGCCATCTGACTATCAACAGTAAAGAAATGATCAATCATTTTATATACAGGAAATGACTCAAGATCTTTTTGTCTTTGAAGCCCAAACCATAAATCAAGATGGTATGTCATGCTTGGAATAGATAAAGTTTTTAATGTTTGAAGAAGCTTTTCCATGCTGATCTTGCCTTGTGTTTCCCAGCCATGTGTATGTATCCAAATAAACAGATCGCTATTTACGCATGCAGATAAAATATCTTCTGATCTAGCCTCAGACTCTTGCATTCTTATTACATTATGTCCAAGTTCCTCTAAAGATTTTGCATGATGAGATTCGCTTGTGTAGTCAACACGAAAGTTACCTAAAAATACTATATTTGACAACGATTCCCCCATTTTATTATAAAACAATTGTATCATGCTTTGTACCCCTGGCAGGAATTGAACCTGCGACACCAGGCTTAGAAGTCCTGTGTTCTATCCACTGAACTACAGAGGTTTGGAGCGAAAGACGAGATTTGAACTCGCAACATCTACCTTGGCAAGGTAGTACTCTACCAATTGAGTTACTTCCGCATTGCTGGTCTGACAGGCTACGATCCTGTGACATCCGAATTAACAGTTCGGCGCTCTACCAACTGAGCTACAGACCATTAGTGCACCAGGTAGGACTTGAACCTACGACGACCAAATTATGAGTTTGGGGCTCTAACCAACTGAGCTACTGGAGCTAATACCACTATTCTTTATCTTGTTTGATACCAATAGTCATTACAAGATATGATAGTCCATACCCTGAAAAGAATGCTATTGATCCAAATACAAGTGCTTCTGCTGTATTCATTTATTTTCCTTTTCTAATTCTTCTTCATCTCTGCGCCAATGCAGAAAAGATTTAATATATACTGCTGCATATGCAATTGCTGAAAATATAAATCCATATTGTTTTGTTATTAGTGCATATGTAATCCATAAAACTTCATTTGCACAGAGAATAAGCCATCCCCAGATAGTCTTGCGACCTACAAAATAAATTCCTGCTACGCCTATTACAGCCAAAATCCATGACCACATTTATGCACCAATGGTTGGCATTATTTTATCACATGGGCACATGATAGATTCAGCTAAATCACCCTTAGCTTCAATAGTAATCTTTGTCCCGCACTCTGGATCTTCACATACATATATACGCTTATTCATTATTTTCCCTTACTTTTTCGTTTTGTCCTCTTGCAATTGCTGCACACACTTTAAATGCAGCCTTAGTTCTACGACTTTTCATAAAGCCTAAACCGTCCCATACTGGTACAGTAGCCTCAATATCAAGAGCAATCTGCTCTCTAATCTCTTTAACAGTTGTAATTATAAGATCCATTACATAAGCTTTTTGTTCATCATCTAAGTCTTTAGTCCATCCATTTGTTTCCATATGTTAATCATACCAGAAACTCAGCGGTATTGCAAGTGTGGTATGATTATATTATGTATGAATGCGATCACTGGTTAATACCAATAGTATACGGATATATGTATGGGGAAATCATTGATAAGGTAGATAACAATGAGGTTGTTTATGGTGGTGCTAGAAAAATTGCAGGCTCACCTAAATGGTTTTGCAATAGATGCTTGGAAGATATTGATCTTTAATTATTGTCTATGCCTTTTCTTATTTCCAAATTTAGCTTTAACGTCAGCCTTAGCCTGATTTACAATTGCGTTCGTAATGTCTTCAACATTAAACTCTTCCTCATTATCCATTAGTCAATCCTATCTAAATCTTCAAAGCTATTAACACCATACAGATTAATTATTTCTTCAACAGTAAATTCTAGGTCAAATTGTTCTTCAGTATCCATTTAGGCACTCATTTCTCGTGTGATACAATCTAATTTTTGTCATAATTTTGCGGGATGGAGCAGATATATCTTCTTTACAAGTTAAACATCTATAAGACCATTCACCAGTAAAGAAATCATGTATGTATCCTTTGGCATTGGCATACTTCTTGGATACAAAGGTTTGAAAAGGATCTGGGATTTCTAGGTTAATCATAGTTTTCTTACAAGATCAGCAGCCATTTTAAGACCCTTAACCACACCATCATGATAGTCTTGATTCTTAATTATTCTAGCCCTATCCCATACATCATAAGACTCTTGATCTAGTCTATCTGCTATTTCTATTTTTAACATCATTTCATCTAAGCTCATCTTGATTCCATTTCTCTGTATTAATTGTATAGTATGTTCCCCATTTTTCATAGGGTTTATTAAGATACTTCCACATTTTTGCATGGTACTTATAAGCCAAACCATTCTTGCCATCTTCATCATAATCAAAACATTTAACTAAATGATTACCAGCATATCCTCCAAGAAAGTTGCCAAGCCATCTAAGAGGAAGTATCCTTGTTCTGTTTATCTTCTGTGACATTCTGAGGAACCCATCTGAGTTTTCCATCTTTATACTCTCTTTCATATCCTAAAGCTTTCCAGTCCATCTGCATAATACGTGGTTCTTTCATATATTAAGTATACTAAAGCAATATAGATATGTCAAGCCTAAAAATATATCTCTATAGATGCTGTAAGTACCCCAACTACAGCCACTCTTGTTCTCTTCTTACATCTATATTCCATAAACCGTCTATAGCAAAGTCTTGTGATTTTTTAAGATCATAGTATTTTTTATTTTTATGAAAGGTTTTAGCATATCTGTTAAGCAATTCTGGATCACTTTGAATGGTTTGTGCTGGTCCAGATGGGGCAACAACTTCAACATAGTGATTAAAATATTCTATATCTTTATTGAGTTTTGCTATGCGAAAAAATCTTTCACGATAGTCATCATCCTCACTTGTATATGGGTAAAAATGCTCATCAAATAAACCAACTTTTCTAACTATATTCTCTCCAATAGAAAAACAACTAAATCCCTCAGTTGAACCTATTATCTTTGATTCACCGCTAACTTCATAAAACTTTTCTAAAGATCCTGGTAGCCAATGTGTATCCGCAGAAGAAAATAGCCAGTATTTTTCATGAGGATAAAGCTTAATAGTTAAGTTCCACGATCCAGACATTCCTAAATTAGATGGAAGGTTAAGTACCCTAATATTTAAATCTTTTCTCTTAGGTTCGTAATCTTCTTTTCCATTATTGATAATTAATATTTCTTTAATTGGAAAGTCTATAAGGTTTAAATTTTCATCTAATAGGTCATATCTGTTTAAAACTGGTATTGATAAAACTGGTATCATTATGAGGATAAGCCCATTTTTAAATGATGGTCGCATACGTCTGCAATGATATACTCTTGGTTATCTAGTATTACATCAAAGTACTTGGCATCTTTCTCGCAGTACACGCATTTTCCTGATTTCATATATCTATCATATCATATCTGGTTTTAAGTTCGGCGACGATATAGAGGTATCAAACCTTACATGCTCCAAAGGAGCACTATTGGTTAGCATCCACATCTTTGTCCCATATTATTAAACACTTTGTACAGGTAATACCTGCATCCCTCATATACCAAGTATGCTTACACATTCCTATATTTCCAATTTAGCAGGGTATATATGAATTCACCGTACCACTTATGAGAACAACGCTTAATGCCATTCATACCATAATGATCCATCATAAATAAAGTTAGCTTTGTTTTGCTTTTGGTTCTAATGAACTTACCACAATCAATACATACCTCAAAAATGTGCATAGGAAGTGGCTTATCGTAATCTACTTTCACGTTAACTCCTTTTCAATAGCCCTAATAGTTGGACAAGGATATGACCATTCATCGCATTCCATACAATTTGTTCCCCATGAACCGTCAGGCAAAGTTATTTCCTGTGGCTTATGTAATTCTAGGACAGAACGTATAACTATATATGGATGGTTTAGGGTTCTACTATTCATATAGGTTTGGCTCTTTGTAGCCTCTAATAATTCATCATGTGTCATTTAGTACACCAGATCCTTCCATCACTCATGGTTTGATGAGTCTCCCAGAATAGGGGATCCTTATAACTCATCTCACATTTTTGACATTCGTTTTTCTTCATAAAACAAGCATACCCTATTTTGGAGGGGAAGTCAAATTAAGGATATCCACCATTCCAGATGACATCCCAAGAGATTGTATTATAATATAGAGCATCTACTGGAGTGCCATTTGCGTCATAGAAAACACCATCAACATAGGTAAATGGCTCAATATATGTATTATCATATGTTAATATAGGAGAAGTATTAGCCTTAACAATTATTCTATCTGTGACTATGAAAGATTCTACTCCCATGGTTGATTCCTTGGTTGTTAATACATTTGGATCAAAGTAAGATTCTATATTTTGAGATTGTTGCTTAGATATTATTGTGAGCATTATACTGCTCCAGATACATCATCCGTTACATTTAACATTCCTGTTAGAACTGTATACACCTTATCTGGTGTTTCGCTTTGAGTTAAAAATATTGGAGTTCCACCTGTTGCTGGGTTTCTCCATGTAGAAAAAGTATATCCTGATCTTGTAACTATAGGAGCTGTATGTAAAAGACCAATGTCCTTAGTTGTTGAAGTTCCTCCAGTTCCACCATTTGCATCCCAAGTAACTCTGTATTGTCCACTTGGAATAGGTGTTGGGGCATCTGCAGCAGCAACTGCTGAAGTAGCCGAAGAGGTAGCAGTAGCATTGCTTCCAACGCCATTACTTGCTGTAATAACAACTGTAATAGCCTTAGTTAAATCTCCTGAGACAATGGTGTATGTAGGAGAGTTAGTTCCAACGTTACTTCCAGCAGCTTTCCATTGATAAGATAGGGTTGGTGTTGGAGAACCAGTAAGTCCAGTTGTACCAGCTGTCAATACTTGTCCTACTTTAGCTGTTCCAGTAATTGTTGCTGTTGAGATTGCAGGAGCGATGTCAGGTAAAACATCAGCTGTTCCTCCTGGTGTACCTTCTATAGCATTCCATTGAGCATAAAATGTTATATTCTTATCTGGAGTATAGGTGGTTCCAGAATCTATTATTTGAACATCATAAAAATAATTACCAGCTGCTAAATTTCTTCCAATGTTAGATGGAATTTTGCAACCTATACTAGACAAACCTACCTTTTGAGCAGTTCCTGTATATTGGGTAGCACCTGCTCCTCTAAAGTTAGCAATCTTAAATGTGTAGGTTTCAAACCCAGAAAGATCAAAGTCACTTCCATCTTGGTTCTTTACATCAATGCTGAATTCAAATGTATCTCCACGGTAGTACTCAAGGTTGTGAGTTTTTGGGAATGCCATAGTATGTGCCTCTTTTCTTAATTTATTATATCATGGTTTAAGTATTTGAAAATTTCGGGGAATATAAATTGATCCTCATAATCCCTATAGTAAATACACTATATCCCCATATGCCCAATAGCCTAAGAGCGTGTACCGTTTTTTAATTACAGGCTAGGCAGTAATAAGGAGCACGAAGGTTGTCTCTATGGGTGTAGATGGTTTGAGAGCACTTAACACATCTTATATGGACCATAGGACCTTCTTCTTTTACTGGTCTTTGGATTGTGAACTGCTTTGTATAGTATACCTTTGTGGCATACCATGTGATTAGTATTGCGATTATTGTTAGCATCTTATTCCTCAAAACTCATTTGTGATGACCAGAAGTCGTTATCGTATGTTTCAATTTCATCTACTACATTATGACAATTAGAGCAAGTTACCTTGCCATCTAAGTCAATTTCATAGTAGTGTTTACATTCCATAACTCTATAGTACCACATGAAGGTTAACAAAGTTATCCACAGGTTTTATGCTTAAAATGTCATAGTTATCCACAGGTTATCCACAAGTAGATCTTACTGATATTTTTTAGATATGGTTTGGGTGGAGGAAAGTAGAGGATAGTGGAGATTGGAGCACTTTTATAGATGGCGTCGTAATGTCCACGGCTTTAAAACCTCCTATCATAAAACCTTTCCTTTGTCAAACCTTCTCTTTCTGGCATGGATCATATCATACAAACCTCTATTTGTCAAACCTTTATAGCTTAAAAGCCCTATAAAAAACCTATACAAAATTGCCCATAATGTCCAATAATATAATAGAAAGGTTTGATAATATTTAATAACTTATCCAAAACCAGGAGAAAAGGTTTGTTATTCTATAGTGGTTTATTGTTGTATGGTTTGTATATATCCCCCGTCAAAAACGGGGACGCTAAAGCGTGATCGTAATGTCTGACAGGATTATTTGATGCGTTATGGCGGGGGAATTAAAAAGCTAGAACTAAAGCATATAGAGTAATAAGCACAATAGGAACACCTACAAGTAGAGACAAGAGTAAAGCTCTATCTGGTTTGATATCATGTGGATCTTCATGAGAGTGGGTATGCTGAGAAAAACCATCATTAATAAAATATGGTCCACCGTGTTTTGAAAAATAGTTTCTACCCATAAAACAATTATAACATGGTTTGACAGTAAAGGTTTGATATGGTATAAGCTATGAATCTGGAAAAATATTTGAAGCTTCGTAATGTCCATGAATCTGGAAAAAATTTTGAATGCTCGTAATGTCTAAAAATGGGAAAAATTTGGACATATCGTAATAAGGTTTGATGGTTTGGTAAAAATCTCGGGGGCACAACGGCAGGCTTTTGTCAAGCCCACCGCTGGCATCACTATTAGAATAGTTTGTATTG